GCCTGTGAAGGGAACAGACCTGTACCGCTGTCGGCAAGTTTACTTTGTAAACGAGCGGCTCTCTCAAGGTCTTCAGTTCTTTTAACAAGACCCTCCTCAACCTTTCTAGCAAACTCAACATTGATGTCACCTCTTGCGGCTACTTCCTCTAAGGTAGTCTCTCCTCTCCTAATAGCTAATACTGTCTCCGCTACCTCTGACTCATTACCCCCCTTAAGATATACAGGTTGGAACATTTCTCTCATAGGTTTGTATACTAGAGATAGTCCTTTACCTAAGACACCGAAAGCACCACCGAATGCCGCGTCTGTAAGCCCCGCGTTCAAAGCATTTTGTGTTTCCTTTTCTACATCAAAGTCTCTATCTTCTACATAAGACTCAATTACTTCTCCTGCAAAGTAACCCGTAGCCGCCCCTGCAAACCCTCCGATAATAGTACCAAAGAAAGGCGACACAGCAGTACCTACAGATGCTCCATACTTAGCACCTGCAATAGCACCACCAACACTACCGCCTATCTCACCTACTAAAGAAAAATAGTCAGCAGTAGACTTTGCGTCTCGGTTATAGTCTTCTTCAGTCACTAAACCGTTGGAAATAGCGTAAGCCTTTAGCTGTTCGTTTGTATAATTATCAGGCACTCCTTCAAGTACCTGACCATTAGGTAAAGTTCTATCTGTCATTATCTTTTTCTCCCTAATGGGTTTGCTTGTTGCCCTGAAGTGAGAGACGTATCTACAGGAACTTTGTCTTCGTTGAACTTGACGGGTGCTTTAGGAATATCATAAGCAGGGAGATTGTACTTAGCACTAATAGCCTCTTTGTATCCTTGTTGGTTTATAATAATGTCCCAGTGGTCTCTAAATCCTGAAGAATCTCCCCCATTAGCGGATACGTACTTAGCTTTTTCACTGTTTTTCTCAGCTAAGAAGGCAGACATTTTAGCCTGTCCTCGTAGGTATTGCTCAATCTCGTCAGGATTCCATGTTGAATCCATGAATCCTTTAGATGCCATTGCAATGTCTTTATCCGATGCAACACCGGGGGGCAAACTTGCAATAATGTTAGAGTTTTGAACTTGGTCAAACTTTGTTTTAACTCTCGATACGGCATCCTGTCCACCTACAAAATCTTTCCACGATTCCATAGCTGTACCAAACCAACCGCCAGTAGGTTTTAATTTAGAATATTCGTTTGCCATGTTTAACAAAGTAGGAACAATAGTTGCCGCTTTGTCAGCAGAATCTTCCGTGGCTCTAATGTATTTTAAATCCCCTCTTCCTAATTTTTTCTTATCTTGCTCCGCTGTTAAACGCTGAATATCTAAACGCTCTTGCGCTTGCGCTTGGGTTACTGATGTAGACATCTGACTCGCAAGCTGACCCGCAAGGGCAGTTTCACCTTGAGACCTAAGAACATTAATTATGTTTTTCTTTTCTTCAGGTGTTTTAGTAGCAAAGTTTCTAACCATCTCTTCTTGACTTGCTTTACGCTCACCTGCCGCTTGTACAATCTGCTCCTGTATTGTTGGTCCACCACCCATCATACCACGTAAACCACCCGCCATGCGTTGTTGACCTGCTAAGGCACTCTGTACGAGCATATCTCTACCTGACATCTGTGTACGAGGGTCAATACCACCGCTAGGGATGCCTGTTAATAATCCTGCTATATCTCTATTAGCCATTAGTATTTCCCTCTATTATGTAAAATCGTAATCTCGTGCGACAGCGTCATCATCGTTACCAAACAAATCCTTTAACCAATCAACCCCATCAGTAAGCATACCACCCATGTCTCCTAAGTCTAAACCATACTTATTCGCTAAGATTTGCTCTTGTATCGTAGGTTCTCTACCCAACAATGCTTCAGTAAGTGTTTGACGTTTACCTGCCTCAAGTCCTTGCGCTAACTCAGCACCTTGCATTAATGCTTCAATACCAGACTGACCTAATTTACCAAACAACTCAGCACCTGTTCCTGCCCCTGTGAGTGCAAGTTTACCACCTTCTATACCATAACCAAGAGCCGCTAGTGCTTCTTCCTGCGGCTTGTAGCCTTGATTCATCATACCCGTGGCTGTATCAAACATCTGCTTCTGTTCAGCCATAGCTTGTGTCCTAGCCCCTAAGTTCGCCCTGCCCATAGCTTCCTGTACAGCAGTCTGTTGTGCTAACATTTCTGGAGTAGCACCGCCATAAGCATCAGAACTTAACCCTAAGCGTCCCTGAGATAACATACGTTCCTCTAAGGCTAAAGCGTTACGTTGTTCTTCAGGACGCTGAGTGGCTCTAATTTGCTCATACAGTTTACCCTGTGCTATACTAGGGTCTACACCTGCCTGACTAAACAAAGACTGTGCGCCAGACATTAGTTGGTTCTGAAGGGCTTGTTGCTCAGGGGACATCTGTAAAGAATAACCACCTTGAGCATCCGTAGTAGCTGAACCTAACCCTGTAGTTACTGTAAAAGGTTTAAACTCAGCCCTGCCCGCTACGTCTTCACCGAGACCATACAGCTTCTCTGCGCTTTCTTGTCCTAACTCAAGTGCCGCTTGTGCCGCTTTATCTTGGTTGTAATAACCTGCGCCCGCACCTAGTAAATCTGTAAACCAGTTACTCATTATACATTCTCCAGTTCTGCTACACGACTACGTAGCGATTGTACTTCTTTAATTAGCATAGGTACTAACTTGCTGTAGTCAACACCCATCATGTCTTCTTCATCTACAGGTTGATGTACTGCTTCAGGTGCAACAGTTACTAACTCTTGTGCAATAACACCATAGTCTTGGTGAGAACCGTCAGCTTTCCAGTCGTACTGTCTAATCTGTATAGCATCAACCTTGCTACCTGCATCAACAGAGTCTGTGATGTTTTCCTTAAGGCGTTCATCGGATGAGGTGTTATATAAAACACTTGTTGTACCATTTTGTGCAATTGTTCCTATCGTATTAGTCCCGTGTCTAAATGCAGCATAATAATTACCACTAGCAACAGAAGAAGCATGACCTACGTTTATATAAGGCACTGTGCCAGTTTTAACGCTAAAGCCGCCATTTAAAGCATTTTCGTCAGTAGTACCCACCATTAAGTCGCCTGATGAGTCGATACGCATACGTTCTGTTTCAGTACCATTAGATGCAGTACGGAATATCATTGATGCGTTTGCACTACCTGAGCTTCCCGCTGTTAATATAGCACCAGTGCCATCAACTCCTACACCAGAATAAATAGAGCTGCCACCAAACACCTGTGTAATAAGATTCGATGTTGCTCCGTTATCAATATGAAGTTTTACACTAGGGCTAGTAGTACCTATACCTACTTTTCCATCTCTTCTAACATTGAAGGTGGTTGCAAGTTTTTGTTCCGCTAAAGTATCTTCTGTTGCAAGAGCGTAATCAAAACAACCAATACCTATGTAGTTATTGCCTGCGTCTACTCCGTCACCATTATAAACAATAGCCGCATTAACTTCGTCACCAATAGTTTCAGCAAACAATATAGCAGGTTTTCCGTCTCCATTAGATGTATCTAAATCGCTAGATATTTTTACATCACCGCCATTAACGTGAAGCAGTGCATCAGGACTATCAGTACCTATACCTACGTTTCCTAATGCGTCAATACGCATACGTTCTTCTGCGTTTGTGAAAAACGACACTGGATGTGCGCTACGGTTGATAATTGCAGAACCTGTGCTAGTTGTTCCGAAATCAGTCACAACTCCGTTTGTTGTGTTTTCAACTCGCAAGTATTGCGTACCTGCACCGCTAATATGACCCTTCTGGTCAGGACTAGTAGTGCCTATACCTACGTTGCCTGATGAGTCTATACGCATCTTTTCTGTAGCATCAGCACCTTCTGATTCACCACCAAAGGATGTTGCAAATGTTAAATATGCGCCTGAACCTGTAGCTGAGTGTGAATACGCTCTTATTATTGAGGCGTTATTAGGTGCAGAGCCGCTAGTGTCTCTGTTGTAAAAGTTTAAAGATGCAATTTCGACATCAGCCGCATCAGCACCTGCGCTGTTACCTAAGTTAATATCACCATGAACGTGTAAAGGGGCTTGAGGGCTAGCAGTACCTATACCTACGTTAGCCGTAGACACATCAACAAATAATGTGTTAGTATTAACAGCTACATCAGCACTAAAGTTAACTGCACCAGTAAACGTGTCACCTGCTGTGTCAGCCTTAGTATTTACCGCTGTCTGTATGTTTGTAAATTCAGTTGTGAACTCAGAGCCTTTAATCACCTTACCCGCGTTACCTGAAGGAAGACTATCTTTTGCTCCGAAGTTCGTTGTTATAGTATAATCAGTCATTTAAATTAATCTCCCTAGTAGAGCGTGTACGTCTATTTGTTGTATTGAATAAGGTGCGCCATTGATAGTAGACTCGATACCTATGGTTACTACAGTACCACTACCGCTTGTGTTAATCTTAGGACGTTGTATGTCCGTACCTATTGTAAATTGACCTATGCTAAACTCAGCTACGTTGTACTCAGATATAGGTGTGTTAGTTAATTCAGTACTAAAGTTTTTCTTAGTGAACCCACCGTCATAGTCATATCCCCATGCTAATGTAGTCTGTGCAGATACGTTACCAATAACTGTAATGTTAAACTTTTTAAGGAACTTAAGGTTAGTAGAGTTACCAAAGTTTAACGGGTTACTGTAGTAAAGCATTTGATAAGTACTACCATCATCTAAGTATTCTCCGTACTTAAATATACCATTCTCTCTGCCAAAGTAAAGACTACCGTCCTGTAGTATCGCTAGGCTACGAGGGTTAACACCTGCCCATGTGGTTACTCTGTTAGCACCATCAGGTAAAGTACCCCGCATATCAAAGCAATAGATTGTCTGACTATCTTGTAAAGACAATAAGTAAAATGCTTCATCTGCACTGTAGATAGACTTAATAGGATTAGCTTGCTGTCTAACTAATGTAGTTAACTCAGTGCGTACGTTGTTACTAATGTCACGCATAGGCATTGACTTTTCTTGTATAGTACGACTAAAGCTACGTACACCATCTTCAGACAAGAACAAGATGTCAGTACCTGTGTGTTGTACAGAGTCTCTAGCAATACAACCTACGCCTTCTACAGTGTCGTGTAGTACCATATTAGCAGGGCTTTCAGCACCTGAGTAAATAATAATACAACGCTTACAGAATATAATCAAGAATCCGTTGTGTGCTGATAACGCTACAACCTCATCGTGACCCGTGGGGAATACTGTGGTTAAGTCTAAAGAACCTGCTGTACCACCTGACCACTTATGTCCCTGTAATGTGTCACTCCAGTAAACAGTCTTAGTGTTACCAGATACATCAGCCGCCCATAGTCTACCATATGCGCCTATAACTTCATTAGCCTGTGGCGGTGGAGTCTGACCGCTAAAAGAACTATGTTTGGCTAGTACACCAGAACCACTAGAGTCTGTATAGATTAAAGGCTCATGTTCTCTTTGGTAAAAATACGTATGGTTGTTAAAGCTAACAATCTTCCAGTTGTTTGCCGATATAGCAGGTGTAGAACCCGCAGGTGTTATGTCAGATGAAAAGTCAAGACCTGAATATATTTTATTGTCAGCCGCAGAGAATACTACTTTGTCACCACTAGCGTCTAAGGACTCAAATACAGCCTCTACGCCACGACTGCCTGTAGCAAAGGAAACATTAGAGGACTGTTCTGTATAGCCCTTACGCGCCCCTATACGTCCATATTCGTCAATAACACAGTTACTAGCGGTAGCCGCAAAGGATTGGTCAAGAGACAGTGGTGAATCCTGACTGTTAATGCCCGCAAATCCTGGGGCTTGTACTGTAATGTTCTGTAATCGTTGTGCCATTAGCAAGGTGTCCATACAGTTTCAGAAGGGAATCTAGCGGCATCAAACGCTACTGCATCTGCTAACGTAGTGTCCGCTAAAGAGAATAACTCTTGTGCTGAAGTACCGCCTGTCTCTCCACGCTCACGGGAGGCTAAGGCTACTGCGTACTGTACTACTGGTGATGAAGGTACAACTAGTTTATCTGCGTCAAGAGCAAATGGGTCTGCTCTATCAACAATGTTAAATCGTAATGTATATGCTTTGTCAGGCTTAGGATATAAGTCAACTAAGGCATTGCCGTTAGCGTCCACACCATTCCAAGAGTAGTACTCAGGTGAGCCTTTAGTAGGCTCTTGGACTAGGTACGCGTTGTTCATCCAAGAAGAACTAGCAGAACGCATAAAGAAGTTTGACGTATCGTTAATAACGTCCAGTATCTTAAATGAGTTGTTAGTACCCGTCATGCTATAACTAAATACATCATCAGTAGTAGTTACTGTGATTGTACTTCTAAGTGCTGACCAGTCCCAAGCATCCTCAACAATGCGTCTAGCATCATTGACAAACTCACCTATTAGTTTTACATAGGAGTCATTTGAGTTTTCAATACTAGAGGCTTCGTCTTCTCGTAGTCTGCGTAGTACACTGTTTACTAGTTGTAAATAAGTCATTATCCGTACTTCCTTAAGTTCATCATGGGACTAAGCATTTCCTGTGTAGACTTAATCTCTGTGTCAAATTTAAATAGTTCTTTATCAAACAAACCTTCTGTAGGCGTAGAGGCTGTTCTTTGTTGCTGTTGTCCCTGACTGCCACCTAACATACCTCCAAGTAAGTCACCCCCTGCTCCCAACAAATCTCCTAAAGGACTATCAATAGCGTCTATAAAAGCATCAATAGGGTCTATGATATCTTGACCTACTTCCCCTAAAGTTTGTAACGTAGGGTCTACTACTTCTGAACCGAACGCGTCTATTACATCATCAATAGGGTCTATAAACGTATCATCAAAGTCACGCCCTGCTTGCTGAAGAACATCAATCCCTTGTTGTGCTACGTCCACTACAGGCTCTAATCCTGTCTTTATAGGCTGTAACACTGCATCATCAATAGCACGACCACCTGCTCTTACAGCACCTACTACAGGCTCAAGAGCATCTCCGAGGTCTGAAAAGAACTGAGACTCTGGTAAGTCAATATCAACATCAGGTAAAGCACTCCCTAGTTGTTTAACAGCATCAACACCAAACTCTTTTAGCAACGCTACCTCAACATTACCACCGTCTAACACTGCGTGTTGAACATCCATCATACCTTCTGAAAAGGCTTCAGCATCCATACCAAGAAGGTCTTTATCAATACCAAAGTCAGCCACAACGTCTTCAAGTATAGGCGCAGTTATTTGTCCTATTGCATAACCTTTAGCCCCTGCTTTAATTGCATCCTCAATGTCTCCACCTGCGGCTACAGAACTTGCTGCTGTTAACCACGGGTTGCCTGTTATAGCACCCACAAAGGCTAATGGTTTAGCAATACCTTCAGGGTCTGGTCTAACAAATACATTACTGTATGTACCTAGTTCTGCATCAGGAGAAGTCTGATACCGTTGCATTCTTTTAAGACCTGCATCCCAATCAATGTGTGCCGCAGTACCTGTGTTTAAATAAATACCTTCACCACGGAAGGAGTCAGGTCTTTTGAAACCTTCTAAGTCTTCGTACTTCTGAACTATTGGAACACCTGCGTCATCCAAGAAGTCCTTCATTACGTCCGCTTGTGCTTCTACAGCTTGACGTAGTTGGTTACTTTCACTTACCCAATACTGACGCTTGCCGTATCCCCGCCTGTGAGGAGGATTGATAAGCCTTTTGTGTGTTTCCTCAGTGGAAAAATCCAACACACCTTCTTTAATTCTATTTTGATATCCTTTGTACAAGCCATAATTTTCTGGTAATTTACGTCTTCTTTCGTTTTTGAACATTCCTCTTTTAGGGTCTACAGGTACTTTTACATTTTCATACTGAGGGTTAAGTATTAAGTCATAATCTTTCTGTGTCCAGTTTTTACTAATGTTATTAGCTCTATCATACCAATACTGCATATAGGTTTCATCAGCCGCTTGTTTAGCTTCAGTAAAAGTTCTAGGATTTCCTGCGTCATAAGATTCCCTATAATCAGGAGCAATTTTTTTAGATTCAGATAGTATTTTAGCATCATAGGCTTTTTTTTCAGCTTCTTTTCTTTTTCTTTCTTCTTCAGCTAATCTTTTTCTTTCTTCTGCCTGTTCTTTTGCTATACGAGCATTGCGTATTCTTTCCCTTTCAGCCGCACGTTTTTCTTCTGCTTCCGCTTCTATTCTGTTTTGCTCTCGTTGTTGTACTGTTCTGTTAGAATAAACATCAGCGTAGCTAGAACCACGACCCGTTGACTGTCGGCTCGCATAATATGCAGGGGGTTTGTAAGAATAACTCATTATCTATTTCTCCCTACGCCTTTAGCTTTCTCTACGGTACGCATAGCACCTAGACCAAGCATACCCATCAGTACTGGCATCATGGTTGACATATCTAGTATAGGGACTTCAATGGTAGAATCGGCAAGAGCAAGCGCAAAATTTGCCATCGGGATAAGAAGGTAGTTACTCGCAAGTCCAAGACAACAAGTCCAACCAACAGCAGGTCTCCAACCCGATACAAATAGGCTTCGGTGTGCCGCTTCTGTCTTATTAACTTCAAGTTGCGCTTTCGAAAGTTCCTGCGCGTGTTTCTCAGCCATTGTCGAAAGTTCAAACGCGATAGCATTCTTCTTGTCTTTATCCTCTATGAATTTGTCAAGTAGTCCCGTTACTGGTCCGATAAGTTGCTGTAACATAGTTTACCTCTGTAAGGGACTTGAGTTAAGGTAGTCCATACCCTTCCACAAATCCTCGACTTCTTTAGTTAATGTTTTGAACTTTACTTCTGTATCGCCAATGTCGTTGATAATAATCTCTGCTGTAGCAACCGTAGCTTTCATAGCTTCTATATCGTTAGATAGCTTAGAAACGTCTGTATTCAATTCTAAGAGCTTTTCTTGCTGACTTAGTAGTGTCTCTAACCTTGTGCCTAAAGTGGCTAGATTCTCACGTATGGGGCTTATATCGGGTATCTGTTGTGCTTCCACTGCTTCCAGTCTGCTGTACAAACTAGAGGCTGTCCATACGCCACCACCTATAGTACTACCAATACCAAGTACAATGGCAATCCATACGCCCTTGAATGATGTGTCACCTATCTTAAGTTCTGTACTTTCTAAACTCATAGTTCAACACACTCCGTTCCATACATAAAGCAAGAGTAGCCTAAGTAAGTTGGTCCTGTTTGAAAGAACTCTGACTCGCTACCTGCGGCTAATACATCAGTCTCTGTTACGTATAAGTCTAAGCCAATACCATCACCACCATTAAGGTATACAGCCGTTAGGTTACGTGTGGTGTTGTAACCCATAGACACCCACTGTGCGTTAGCGTCATAGAAGATGTTAGTCTGTTCCGCTGTAGTGTTAGCACTCTCAACGCCTTGCTCTAGGAATGCTACAGCTTCCTCTGAGTTAGCTACAGCTAGATAAGCACTAGCGTTGTTAGCGTGAGTCTCAATGTCATCTACTGACTGGTTGTACGTGTCAACAGTCTCTTGTTCAATCTGTAGGACTTCCATAGTCTCAGCTACAAACGTCTGTACTTCTTCTTCCTGCTGTGGATTACCTTGTGCCTCTTCTACTCGTTCAGCTACTTCCACAACTGAAATCATATCCACCACGGCTTCAGTGAATACATCTATGGCTTCATCCATTAATGTTAACTCTTCCATAGCCTTGTTCTCTAATACAGCCTTAACGTCACCATATGGCTGATAATTAGTAGCAAAGTTATTTAACGCAGTGTTGTACGCCTGTACTTGTGCTTCCTGTATGTGTGCTGTAGTAGATAGAGTACCATCAGACAAAGCGTCACCCTGATTGGCGTACTCCATACCTGCGCCCACTAGGAGGATGCCAGTGTTAATCTTATCGACTATGGCAGTGCTTGAGTCGAGTAGTGCGTCATATTCACTTGACTGAACTACGGAACTTAGCACTAACAGAGATAATAGTATCTTCTTCATCTGTGTCCTCTCCTCCTATGTTTAATACGTTATTGTACCAATCTTTTGTTTTCTTGCTGTAGTCTGGTATGTAAACTTCTGGCTGACGCTTCATGACTAACATAGCACGTTTACCTACGACTAGCTTACCGTTTGACAGTATAGGACAAGGTGTACCTGAGATAAACATTGCCTTCCATACGTCAGTGCTTTGACACATACGTGCTACTGCACTTACCTTCATACCTAAGTCAGCTAGTACCTTAGCGTCCCTACGTCTATTACATTCAGGGTCAACATCATAAGTACCACTACTGAACCCTACGCCTACTGTCTGTAATGAACCACCTGTACCCTTAAGGCAAGTGTCCATACCATTACTCATGTAACTAGGAGTGATTGCAGAACCTACTGGTATTTCGCTACTGCTTCCTGCTCCATTGTACGTATTACTAGTTGACGTATCTGTAGTTGTGTTGTTACTATTAGTAGTTGAGTCAGAACCGTGGTACGTATTCAAACTACCTTCCTGAGCGTTCTCTGCTAGTGTAACCCATGAGAACATCATTAGTAAGCAAAATAACTTTCTCACTTCTTAGGCAACAACTTCTGTACTGTCTCTGATTCATAGATACGAATACCTAACCAGATAATAGTAAAGATACTAGCAACGGGAGGCAACCAAGCCGCTAGTGACATCACACCTGTGGATGCCGCGAATACGTCTACAGCTTGTTTTGTTTCTTCCGTTACCATGTTGTTCTCCTAAGAATTATCGTGGTATTTCGTGTACTATATTATAAACTACATCATCGCCATATCTTGTACCGCGATAAACTTCACCAACAGTTTCATCGTCAATAGATGCTGTAACAAGGGCTTCTGCTACTTGTATGGATTCTTCTTCTGTAGAACATTCTTGATGTATAACCTCTACCACTCTACCCTCGCTGTTTAGTTTGCTATATCCAACAATCATACTTATATTCCTGTGCTTGTTATTCTTACTTGTGCATCTCTAACAACAGCCGAATCACTTGTAGACAGTTCTTTAATATTTAACTTGTAAATTAAAGTATCATCAGTGTAGGGCAGTTTAAAATTAACATTATGTCGTTCAAAACCTGACCTATATCTTTCTGCAATGTCTTTATAAACAAGAAGTTGTGCGTTTGCGTTTTGCCACGCATAAGGGTGGAAATAAACAGTATCGCCAGTTGCTATAGGTGCTGTAGTGTTTGTAGCGCAGAAGTATGTTCTATCAGCATCGGGGTTGTACATAGCTGATACAACTTGCTGTTTAATACTGCCTGAACTAGATTGGGATACTCTACCAAACTCTGTAAATAAGTGTTCGTAGTTTCCTGAAACCCAATACCACGCCTCATTACTTTGCCGTACGCTATAATAGGATGAAGGTGCAAAAGCATTAGCAGTTCCTATGCTAACGGCTGAGACAGTGCTTGGGACAGTAAGATATAAAGAAAGCCTAATGTCGTTATTGGTACTGCTTACATAACTCCAAAGTGTAGTCCACTCTACATCAACAAAACGCATAGTCTCTACAGGGGTGTTAGGGTGATATAGATTTTGATATTGCCCTAAGTTTTGATTTGTTGTTGTTAAGGCAAGTTGCTGATTAAAAGAACTTAGCCTGTCATCTCTTACCCTGTGATAAGGAATAGTATCTAATCTAGCACCGTCTGTGGCTACGTCTCTGCCGTCTACTGTACCTGTAACAACTACATTACCACCTATAGTTGCATCACTGCCTAACGTAAGAGTACCGCTGTTAGCAATTATGTTACCTGCGTTAGTGGTAAGATTACCTGAGGAAGTAACATAACTACCAGTTGAAGTATTGTAGCCGCCACCAATATTGATAGCGCCTGTGCCAGTAATGTCGTTACCATTAAGGTCTAAATCACCACCTAGCTGTGGGGTGGTATCGTCAACTAAGTCTTGCAAAGCTGAGTTAGCTGTAGTCGTTGTAGAGGTTAAAACAGCATCTCTAGTTGCTATATCTACGCCATCGACTGTGCCATTTACTACAATGTCACCATCAAGAAACACACCTGCACTGCCACTAGCCGCTACTGTACTTACTTTGAAAAAGGGCTGATTAGCTCCACTGTTAGCAGACAATAACCCATCTTGTACGTTAACATTGCCAGTAAACGTAGCACCTGATAAGTTAGCTTTGCCTGCAAGGCTATTAGTTACTGTGGTAGAGAAGTTAGCATCATCGCCTAATGCAGATGCTAGTTCGTTTAGGGTATCTAAGGTAGCAGGTGCAGAATCTACAAGACCGCTTACTGCTGTGTCTACATAGGTTTCAGTTGCGTAGGTGCTAGAGTCTACACTATAAGCACCCACACCATCGCGCTTCATTAAGCCGTTGCTAGTGAAGTCTCCATCTACTAATACATCAGCATGGCTTGTTTCTGCTGTTAGATAAGACTGCAAATCACTTATTTGACTTTCAGTAACACTTAATGCCGCTTGGTGTTGCGTAACACTGCTTTGAGTTATAAAATTATCAGGAACATTAGCCCACGTTACGGCTGTAGTTAGGTTATTAGTTTCTGTATATGACGTTAGATAAGACTGTAGGTCACTTATTTGTGACTCTGTAATAGTCAGTGCCGCTTGATGCTGTGTAACGCTACCTGCTGTAATATAAGCATTAGGTACGTTAACCCATGTAACGGCTGAGGATAAATCGTTTGTTTCTGTGTATGACGTAAGGAATCTACCATCTAGGTCTGCGGTAACTGTTGCACCGCCTAACTTAGTCAATGTAAGTACACCATCACCAGTATTAAAACTAGCTGACGTAACTTCTGTATTCTGGATTGTTGCTAAAGAGTTAGCCGCAGAAGTAGCTGATGCACTAGCGGACGTAGCTGACGCACTGGCTTCACTTGCTTTAGTAGTAGCAGTTGTAGCCTGAGCAGTAACTTCCTGTAGAAAGGAATTGTCCGATGAACTTCCTGAGCCACCTACACCTCTAAATATAGCCATGAAACAATCCTATGTGATTAAAAAAGAAAAGGGGGAAAGGGACTCCCGAATGGAAGCCCCTTAAGTACTACTAAGCGTTTACAGCGATGTTGAATGCCGCATCTGGACGTAGAACAGCAGTGCCGTACAAAGTATCAGCAGTGTAAAGAGAACCTAAGAACTCTTGCTTGTACTGAGTTTGTGAACGAACACCTTGTTGCTCTGCTAGAACCATTGCGTCTTTGTGGAATAACATAGCTTGTTTAACGTCACCACCTGCGCCATTATCAGCGGCAGTTTCGATAACAGGACAGTTAGAAGAAACAAAGATGTCGATACCATACAAGTTACCGATTTGACCATTGTTTACAACTTTACCATCTACGAAGTCACTAGAAGAGTAACGGTCGATACCCATGATAGCGTTACGGATTGATGGTGGTACTACTAGACAACGATTGTCCATAGGCACGTCAGCATCATCCATTTTTTGAATTAGCTCACGGAAACCTGCATCATTGAATACGTCACCTGCGGCTACAGAGTCTACAGCGTAAGCCTCAAGACCAGTGCTACCTGCGAAGTTGTAAGTACCAGTACCAACGTAATCACCACCGTTGTCACCGAAAGACTTACCTAGAGCAAACAAGTCAGAATCTACTTGCTTAGCTAGAGCATAACCTGCATCACCAGTGTAGAACTGACGAAGAGAAGCTAGTGCTTGTACGTCTGTGATGTCTTCGATTAGACGTGAGTACTCGAAGTGCTTGTCGATAACTACTTGTACTTCAGACTCAGTAGCGTTCTGAATGGTTACTGCCGCGCCTTCTGCTTTAGCATGAGCATCGCCACGAGTAGGCTTAGGAATGTGAAGGGTATCACCTTTCTTTCCTGCCATAGCCATTTTCTTAACGAGTGGTGCTAATACAAGGTTAGATTGATAAGCGGCAATAACCTCATCACTCCAGATTTCTGGGATAAAAGTTGCCGCGCTAGTGTTGTCTACTGCCCCGCCCATTGCGGGATAAGTTGAATCAGTCATTTTAATACTTCCTATATAATAATATTAGTTTCGTACCCTCCCTTCTTTATACGCTTGCATAATCTCATTTGATAGTGCTTGGTATCTGTCTGGGTCAGTACGCATTAGTTTAATAATGTCTGCGCGTCTGTAGACCTTCTTGGCTCTCTGTTCACCACTACCACGGGCATTGCCTGTAGATGCGGATTTAACAGATTGCTTTCGTTGTTGTTTCTCATTGGCGGCAGTTTGACTGACAACCTGTTGACGTTCCTTCCATAGGGAAAATAGTTCGTCAGCGGCATCTACATCATACTGTTGGTCTGCCTGTGCAAAGAGCCGTGTCCTAATCTTCGAAGCCTTAATCCATTCAGCGAACTTAGCGTCCTGCAAGATTCCCTGCATCTCAGGGTGTTTTGTTTGCAGTGTAGCCATAGCC